CGACCGCCCACAAGTGAGCGCGCAACAGGCTGTCATTGATAATGTCAGCGGTACGCACCACGCACAAGAAAGCCCACTTTGCATCGCTCGATAGAGTGCGGTTACCCCAGAGGCGGTAGCCGTTCTGGCGAATGATCGTCGCGACCTTGCTCTCATTGAGCAGATTTGCGCGAGACGCAGCATCGCCAAGCGTGAAATCGATCGGGCGCGCAGTGCCCTGAATGCCGTTGATGAGCTGGTTAGATGGCGACCACCAGAAGCCGAGCGCGTTATCCGTCTTAGCGATAACGCCTGCAACACAAGGCGAGTTGTAGGTTGTGAATAATTCGCCATCCTCATCGGTTTTGATAACCTGAGGGTCAACCACAAACACGCGCTTGCTGCCAAAGTCGCCCGCGTAAGCGATTGCGTCAGAGTCAATCGTGTTAGGGCCATCAGCGATGATAACGGCGCGCAAACGCTCTGCGATGCCAATCAGCTCAGCTACAACAGCGTTTCCGACTGTGCCGCGAGTGATCGTGAATGTTGCTGTAGTGGTGCCAGCGCCAGCCGTGCCAACTGCCAACGTTGCGGTTGGGTTGGTAGTGTAGCCAGAGCCGTGATCGGTTAGCGTCACAGTAGTAACGATACCGCCAGCCACAACAGCCGTACCGGCTGCGCCAGTACCGCCGCCACCAGTGAATGTGAGTGCGTGCGTGCCGTTGGTATAGCCGGCGCCAACGTTGTTTTTTGCGATCGTCAGAATGCCGTTAGCTACGCGCTCGTGCGTGAAGCCAGGCGCCAACAGAATGCGAGGCTGGAAACCGACAACTGACTCAGCGCCAAGGAATGCGTGCACGCCTTCATAATTGCCAGTCGTTGAATTCACACCGCCAAGAATGTTGGCTAGCGTTTCAGCTGATGTAGCCTCTTCCTCAACACGAATAACGATAACCACTGCTCCTGCTTGGTCAAAAATCGAATCCATTGCAGTCGGCAGAGTGCCCTCACCATCGCCAACCGTATCGAGCAGCGCAGCCTCGCGGCGACTACCAGCGATAAGTACAGGCGTATTGAGCGGGAATGCGTCAGGGTCTGCGTCAGGCGCAGTACCAATCAAGCCGATAACGCTTGAGCGTACGGTGGAAATCGGGCGGGGGCCGTCATCAATCTCTAAGACCTCGACACCGTGTAAAAAAGTTTCAGCCATTATGTGGTCCTCGATAGACGCGGCAATAATTGTGACGCTATGGTCGCAACTCGCTGGCTGTTGTTCCTCTTGTGGGATTTCCGCATAAAAAAGCCCCGCCGAAGCGAGGCAAGCAGGCAGATGGTGTGGGCAGCTAAACGCCGATCGCTACCCAAAAGAATGTGTTACCAGCTGAGCCTAGGTTACGAAGTGTCAGAGTTGTGTTTGTCATCGTGCGAACCTGCGCAATCTGGTTTGCTGCAGTGCCATCGCCGCCAGTGTTCACATAATTGGCAAATGCGACGTACGTGGCAACCAGGAATGGCGTAGGGAGGGTGATTGCTAGGTTAGATGTTGCGCCAATCGTTGCCGATCCCCATTGAATAACAAGCCCGCTCGGTAGTCTCTGGTAGCCGCTAGCTGCGAGTGCCGACTTTGACCAGCCGTTTGACATGATCCAGTTAAGGCCATCGCTGTACACGTCCATTGATCCCGCACTAGGGATTGTGGTTGTAGCTGCACCCTGCCCACCTCTATGGAGCACGCCAGACGGGGTGGATATAACAAACGAATTCACCTCATCAGAGTTGTAGATGCGATAGTGCAACCTTGCCGTAGTTGGGGCAGGCAGCGTTACAGTGACGCCAGCTCCGCTAACTTGAATAATGCTGCCAGTCTGCGCTGCGGTCAGCGTCGTATTTGTTGTTACGATCACTATAGACTGAAAATTACCCAATGCACGCTGCACAAATTCAGTCGTTGCGAGCAGCTTCGACGCATCAAACTGCGGCGGGGTGTTAGCTGCTAGCACATCGCCATCAGCCTCACCTTCCAAATTTTTAATTAAACGTGTTCCTCTGCTCATACATTAGCGCCTCCATCGGCTGCTTGAATTTCTTAGTTAGGGATATCCGACGTTGATCGGGTCAGCTCACGCCAGTTTGTGCCGTCATATCTGAATGTGATGCAACGATGAAAGCCGGGCGCCGGATTAACCCACGCCGCCATTTTGTATACCGCGTTCCATGTGGTTCCGCCGAGTGCCACCGCCCCTGTGTTCTTTTGGCAGATAGTGATATCTCGAGGATAAGGATCGGTTGGCGCCGTCATGGTTGATGATCCACCTGATGCATAGGTGAACTCAAATTCATCTGCGATCGCTGTAGCGATCAGATTGTTTGTTGCTGCGGCGGCTGTCTTTCGGCGGACGGCGGGCGGCAGGCTGACCCTCCCTTGAAGTGTTGGCACACCGATGTGCCAGCCTGAGTCAAACCAGCAATCATCTAGCATGGCGTATGACGGGCCGATGCGGCTTGACCCCGCAGTACTATCGAAGCCGCAATAACTGGCAGGGGTCACGCCCTCAGTCAAAAACTGACAATTCTCGGTAAATAGGCAAGGTGATCGAGTCACCATAACAATATTGGTCGCCCCACCGTAGCAATCCTCCAGCACAAACTTGCAGTTACTCCAAACTGGCTTATTAGCCTCTGGCGTGCCTGTATCCACAAACACGAGTTTCTTGCTGTTGATAGTTGTGTCGCCCTTTGCGCGGATTTCACAGTTGTTGAACTTCGCCCCAAATGTTCCTGTAGTGAATTGCACAGCATACACTGCCGTGCTTACGTCAGCCATTGAGCGGGAGATTTTTACATCGTTGAACGTGGTGGCATTACATCCATAAACGCCACCTTCGATGATGCCGCCATTGATGGTGATATTTTTAACAAACGCTGATGAACGATCACTCCAGAACGATCCTTGCGCCTGAGTGTCTTTCATGATGCAGTTGTTGAAACTGATATCCTCACATCCCGCTTTGCCATTATTCAATGTCGGGAAAACCAGCACATTCGGGCCAACGTTGCCGGAGAAAACACAATCGTTGAATCGCCAGTTCTGCATGCCATTACGGAATAGACTTGCGTCGGTCTCAAGATCAAAACCGGCGCCCGGAGCAGTAAACACAAGAGTGCCAGTATTTATAAATTGGCATCTAGTCAGAATGATATCTGTGCCATTGATTCCGCTACCGCCTTGGCGCCGGTTTGCGTCAAATATGCAGTCGGATATCTCGCCATTACTGGCCATAGTGGCTTTGCCCAAGGTCAAATTCGCAAAATCGGTGTCGCTAACATAAAGCCCATCTCCCCAACATGTCTCGATCGTCAGCCCCGATATTTTGAAGTTATGCGCATTGCAAACATACAACCCATGACCAAACTCACCACCTGTTGCGCCATGGATAAGCGCGTCACCGATAAAGCGAGCCTGTCCCTCAATCGTGAAATCGCTGGCGCCAGAGCAGTTGATCAGTGAATAAGCGGTGTATGGGCTTGCGGCCTGCGTAAAAACCTGCCCTGAAAAAATAGTTTTTGTATTCGATTTGATCTGAATGCCGCCACGCCCTTGCCCTACGATGGTCGCGCCATCGACAGTCCCGTCAACATTTCCGTCGAGTGGGTAGGTGGCGCTTTCAAACCGAACAGTCAGCCCATAGTTTGCCCCAAATGCATAGCACTTGTTTATTGCTCTCGTCGCATCAACTGCGTTTGATGATGGGATATAACCGAACATCTCTGGTGTCAGATATCCCTCACTTTTACGATAGAAACGCTGGCCGCCAGAGGTCACAATAATCGTGCCGTTATTGTCAGCAGATGACGCATCAGCTACCGCCACAAACACGCCACCACCCCTGTTCCCAGAGGTGTGCGATTTGACCGTAACCTCGCCGCCTAACGGTATCCCTGTTGATGCTCGCAGATTGGTGAGCGCATCAAAATACTTGATGCGGTCGGCAATCGCAGCCTTTAGCCCGGCTGTATGCACCGCGAGCGACGATGAAGCGCCAGTTATTGTTTCAGCAGTTGTGGCAAACTCAACGATCCCTCTGCTTTCCTCTGTGGCGCCAGTGATGTTGTCGAGCGCATCGTTTTGGTAGGCGTGCAGAATGCTGCCATTTGGGTAAGTTACTGTAAGTGTTATCTGTGCAGCGCCAGTGACGGTATAATCCACCCCCAAAATGAGCCGCACACCTTCAATATAAACCGCAATGCCTTGGGCAATGATGGTCGAGAAATTCACGATTGTTTGTGAGCCTGTTAGCGTCACGTTCTCGTTGATGACGTCGACTGTGACATTGACAGCGGCAGTAGGGTCAACCCAAACAAAAACCTCGTCGCTGTTTGAGCCTTTAGCCAAAATCTGGCCAGCGGTTCCGCCTGCCACACGACTGCGCAGCAGGTACAGGGATGACACCCACGCATGCGTAGCCGTGACAGAATACGGGTCTATGATCAGCGTGATAACCGACGAATTGCTCACCTCGATGATCGTGCGCACGATCATGTCGCGCAACGTGCCATCCGCAGGTTCTGGCTTTTCTGTCTCAGGAAAATTGCCGACTGCAATCAGGTCGCCATCAGCATCGTATAAGCCAACCTCGCGGATGGTCCAGCCGCCCTCGGTGGTTGGCACGATCAGCTCTGCGACAACATGAAACTCGTTTGTCTCAGAAACGATTAGCTGATTGAGGTCACCGCGATATACCTCATTCACCAGCGCCGTCTGCGCAGGCGTTGGTGTGGTGATGGCGCCATTGCCGTCACCGAGTGCCATCTCAATGATTTCAATCTGCTCGCCAAGAGCAATGGCTGACGCAATTTTTGCCAGACCGATGTTTGTCAGTTTCGTATAGAATGCCATGGCGCCGCCTTAAGGTAGTTCTTCTGGGAAAATTGTTGTTTCGGTGCCGTCAACGGTTACCGAGCCGAAATAAAGCGTGCCGCTCACTTCTGATGAGACAGTCAGCCCGATCAGGTGCGAGCGCAGGTTTTTGTATTTCTGCACCAGCCGCTCAGCGCGCTCGTAAAAGTCACCAGATACAGGTTCATCATCTTTGCTGATGACGATGCTGAATGTGAACGGGTCGCCCGGTGGCTCCATGTTGAACCACTCTTTTACCTCGATGACCAAGCCTAGAGGTGTCAGTGCGCGCTCAATGGCGCCGATCGTGCCCTTGTGTTTGTGTACGTACAGGCTGGAATTGATGACGTCGCGCTTTTGCTGCTCAGTCCAACTGGTATCCCACTCGTCAACACTCATCGCCCAAGCCAGCCAAGGCAGAATGTGGGCAGGGCAGGTGTTAGGGTTCCATGTTTCGCGCACCAGTATCGGCACGTCAGACACTCGCGCGACAGCCTCAGAAATAGCGCGCTCTTGAGCGGTCGCGTTTGGTGGCAGCAAATCGTTACTCATCTACACCAACCGATGTGATGTTGATACTGGTGCAATAAGGCGCCTCATTCCAGTCTGCTACGATGTTTGAAAATGGCACGGTGAGCGCAACGTTTTGCACGCCTTCCTGATGCAATGCGGCGTACAGGCCCGAGATCGTGACGTCACGCCCTAGCTTATGGTTTTCCTCTGCGTATGCCTCGAGCGCAGCCTCAGCCGCAGCAACAACAACCGTGCTATCAGGTCCGCTGTAGAGGGTCAGCTCTGCGGAAACTGTGTAATTGATAATCACCGCTGACTCGACAGAAACACTGTCTGTGAGTGGTCTCACATCATCGTCAGTCAGCACTGCCTCGACGGCATCGAGCAGATCAGATGACGCGGCGCCATTGCCGGTGCGTGACATTACCGCCACGCGCACAACGCCAGGCGTTTCTGGGGGGCCGTAAGCGGATGCGTCGAGCACGTCGCCATCGGCACCAAGAGCATGAAATATGTAGGCGCCCTCAGGTCCAGCTGTACTGAAACCTTCAAACGACAGCTGCACCCTGCGGCGCAAATCGGTGTCTGACTCCATCACTGCCTCAACAGGCGGCACAGCATCAGGGTCGGCTGGCGTTATCACCAGCCTCTCAATGTTGTAGTTAGCGGCCAGTTGATCGAGATCGCTGGTGAGCGCGTAAGCGAGCATTACCGCTCGCGCTGCCTCATTCACACGCTGGCGAATAAGCAGCTCGCGATAAGCGGCAACCTCGAGCACCTTATAGGCGGGGTCGCTTTCCACCAGCGCAGTGAAATCAGGCTCGCGAGCAATCAAGTCAGCGAGCATGGCTGCGAAAATAGTTTCGAAATCCAGAGCCTCGACAACATCAGGCGCAGGCAATCTCGATAAGTCTACAGCCGTGAAAGAGCCTGCCATTAGGTCACCACTATTCCATCAAGTTTGATTTTCTGGCCGTCTGGCAGGTACTCGCCAACCATGTCCAGCTCGAGAATTCCCGGCGATGCAGCAACGGCTTGAATGCTGATAAGCCGAAACCGTGGCTCCCATTTATCAAGCGCCTCAGCCGCTGCGGCGTAGACGTCGAGCAAGGTTGACCGGTTCATCGGCG